ATGTCGATGATTGAATGCCTATCACCAGCAAAGCCCAGCAAAGGCTCATGTACGCAGCCGCTGGCAGCAAGAAGATGGCTAAGAAAGTCGGGGTGCCGATGTCTGTAGCCAAAGAGATGATCGAGAAAACTCCCAAGAAGGCATACGCTAAGATGCCTGCTCGCAAGAAATGAAAGCGATCTGGGATAAGCCCCGTCCTAAAAAGCTGGGTAAGCCAGATCCGTTGTCGGCTAAAGAAAAACGGTCGGCAAAGGCGATGGCTAAGGCTGCGGGTAGACCCTATCCAAATTTAATTGATAACCTTCGTGCAGCAAGGAAAAAATGATGGGCACCACCAATCAGCCGAATTACAAGAAAAAACCAAAGCCTGCCAAGAACAACGCTCCAGCCTACCCGAGTAAAAAGAAATGAACTGCCCAATCGTCACGCAGGATCAGAAGGCAAACGATAAAAACCGCGAAAAAGCGGTATCTGCTGCTAACTACCGGGAAGCCGACGAGGAGGAATACTCCTGCGGTAAATGCGGAGCATATATCCAGACACCGGAGATGATGGAGTGCATGGGCACGGATGACGACGACTACGGGTATTGCACGCAGAACGATTTTGTGTGCAGTGAAGACATGACCTGTGATCGTTGGCTGTCTGGTGGCCCTGTCAAGGGGATGAACCCCAAGCAGAAGATCCTGCTAAAGATCGCCAAGCTGCTGGAAGAAGAATGAGCGCGGCGTGGACTCGCAAGGCTGGCAAGAACCCCAAAGGGGGGTTGAATGAGGCTGGGCGCAAGTCTTACGAGCGAGAGAACCCTGGGAGTAATCTAAAGGCTCCTGTCAAGTCTGGTGACAATCCGAGGCGAGCATCGTTTCTGGCGAGAATGGGTAACATGCCTGGGCCGGAGTACAAGAACGGTGAGCCTACTAGGTTGTTGCTGTCGCTGAGAGCGTGGGGTGCGTCATCCAAAGCGGACGCCAAGGCTAAGGCAAAGGCTATCAGCGCAAGGAATAAGGCGAAATGACATGGCTACGCTGGAAGAACTGCTACAGGCAATAAACCCTGCCAATACTTACCAGCGGTATATAGGGCAGCCGTTCGCTAATGTTGCTGGCCCATTCGGTCGTGGATTCCTGGGGTTGCAACGTCCCGATTACGGATCAGAGGAAGCGTATAGGACAGGGCAGGCGGTGAGTAACATGCCTGCTGCTGGTATCCCTGCTGGGGCTATGAAAGCTGCGGCGCAGGTGCCTGGGTTGCTGGCAGATGTTGTGCAAGCAGCGAAGGGGTCGGATGAGCTTGCGGGGCTGTTGGCGCTTACTGCGTACCACGGCAGTCCGCATAAGTTCAGCAAGTTTGACGCTTCTAAGATTGGGACAGGTGAGGGAGCGCAGGCGTATGGGCATGGGCTGTACTTTGCTGAGTCACCGGATGTTGCTAAGGGATACAGAGAAGCATTATCAAACAATGTGACCGTAGACGGGAAAAAACTTCAAACTATCCCATCAGATAGCCCAATTGCACAAGCGCATAATAATGTTGTCACCGCAATGACTCAACAGAAAATGAGTGCTAAAGACGCGATAGTGGAAACAGTTAAATATTGGAACGACGCCGCAGATGAAATGGCTGCTTTCTTAAAAACTAATCCAGAGCTTGCCGATAGAATAAGCAAGGAAGTTGCTTCTCGTAGGGAAATTGCCAAGGCTGCTTCATTGTTAAAGCCAGAAAGTTTTTACAAAGACCCAGGCGCTTTTTATACAGTAGACATACCAGACGAGATGATTGGCAAGATGCTGGATTACGACAAGCCACTTAAAGATCAGCCAGAAATTTTAAAGGCAATTAGAAACGCAATAATTGATGATCCTGATATTCGAAAGAGTTTTGAGTTCAATGTGGAGAAAGGTATTTCTGGCGCAAATGCAATGGCAAATTACATAGGCGGAAGCCCTGGGGAAGTCGCACAAAAACTTAGAAGTGTTGGAATTCCTGGGGTCAGTTACTTAGACCAAGGTTCTCGTGGTGGCGGCAAAGGCACTCGTAATTTTGTCGTATTCCCAGGTGAAGAAGAGGCAGTCAAGATGTTGAGCGTAGAGTGAACCTAACGATATTTCACAAGCCATTCTGGCATGCAATAGCCGATGACTGCCTGCAAGAGGCGGACGAAATAGCCGCAGAGTTCCCGCATCAAGACGACCCATGCTGGTTCCGATACGACAACCCGTTAGAGATCAAGCAAACCTGCAACAACTGGCAGAGGTTCGGGCCAGCGACTTACCGAGCGTTGACAACCCTAGCAGGGCTTGCAGGCGAGTTTGGCTCATTAATCGGTGAGCACATCATTGCTGACTACGGTTTGCACGGTGGTGGACTTCATCAGCACGGCAGGGGTGGCAAGCTCAACGTACATCTGGATTACAACATCCATCCAAAGCTGAACCTTCAGCGCAGGCTAAACGTTATTGTTTACCTGACGCCAGACTGGGATGAAGACTGGGGTGGGCATTTAGGACTGTACGACGGCAGGAAAAAGCTAGTAAAAGAGATCGCTCCAGTATTTAACCGAGCGGTCATTTTCGATACTCGTGGGTCATGGCATGGACTACCGGAGCCGATAGATTGTCCTGATAACGTCACCAGAAACAGTCTAGCTATGTACTATCTATGCCAGCCAGGGATAACAGATAACCGTCAGCGAGCGTTATATGCGCCGACCAAAGAGCAGGAAGGTGACCCGTATATTAGCGAATTGATAGCAAAGCGTAGTAAACTCGCATGACTTTAGTAGGAGTGCGCGTTGTGAGTAAAATAGAGGAAGCAAACTTTACCCGCAAAGGGATGGGGCGACCAAAAGGGTCGAAGAATAAAACCACGCTGCAAGTGAAAGAGGCGATCAGTTACGCCGCTGCTGGTCTGGGTGGAGCTGATAGGCTAGTAGAGTGGGCGAAGGAAGACCCGCAGAACGAGCGTGTATTTTGGGCGCAGATATATCCTAAGCTGCTGCCGTTGGAAATCTCTGGTAATAACGGTGGGCCTATTGAGGCTGTGGTGCGATGGGCGTCAGAGAAGTCGTAATCCCCTACGCGCCAAGGCCGGAGCAGATGGAGATTCACTCTGCGCTGGAGGATCACCGTTTTGCCGTTGTAGTGGCTCACAGGCGTCTAGGCAAGACTGTTAGCGCAATCAATCAGCTCATCAAGTCTGCGGTGCTGTGTCAGAAGGAACGACCCAGGTACGCTTATATTGCCCCAACGTACTCTCAGGCCAAACGGGTAGCCTGGGATTACCTAACTCACTTTGCCCAGCCTCTTGGGGGAACGGCCAATATCTCAGAGTTGCGGGTGGACTTCTGGGATCGGCGCATCGGGCTATACGGGTCAGACAACCCTGACTCACTTCGAGGAAGCTATTTCGACGGAGTGGTGTTGGATGAGGTTGGCGACCAAAACCCGAAGATATGGAACGAGGTTATCCGCCCTGCCTTAGCCGACAGACAAGGATGGGCGCTGTTCATCGGTACGCCAAAGGGTCAGAACCACTTCTATGACCTGCGAAACAGGGCGATTACAGAACCCGGATGGAAGCTGCTGGAGTTCAAGGCCAGCAAGACAGGCATTCTTCCGCAGGCTGAGCTGGATGATGCTTTGCACGAGATGGGTCGGGATAAGTACGACCAAGAGTTTGAGTGCTCATTCCACGCTGCTATCGAGGGTGCGTATTACGGTCATCAGCTTAATCAGATGGAAGGCGAGGGGCGATTCTGCGAGATCAAACGAGATGACCTCTGCAAGACCATTGCCGCCTGGGACTTGGGAATCGGCGACTCAACGGCGATCTGGGTGGCACAGGTACATGGCCAGGAGATCCGTCTGCTGGACTACATAGAGAACCACGGGGTTGGCTTGGATTGGTACGTCCGAACCCTGAGAGAACGGGACTGGCTAAAGGCCGAGCATATCGTCCCGCATGACATTCAGGTTCGGGAGCTGGGATCAGGAAAGTCTCGCCTCGAGGTGCTGCAAGCTGCCGGATTGGATTGCAGGATTGCGCCGAGAATGTCTGTGGACGATGGGATACAGGCTGTCAGGCGAATGCTGCCAAGGTGCTGGTTCAACGTCCCACAGGTTAGTGAGGGGTTGAACTGTTTGAGAAATTATCGTAGAGATTTCGACGAAAAGCGGAAAGTATTCTATGATAGACCCATGCACGACTGGTCTAGTCACGGATCGGACGCTTTTCGGTATCTCGCAATCGGGCTCAATGACACGCAATCGACCTGGGGTAAATCTATTCAGGTCAATACGAGGTGGGTTGTATGATGATTCCGCAGGGTCATATTGTAATGCGCCAGCAGTATGAAAAAGACATGGCTGAGCTTCGTAAACAAATCGAAGAACTCAGGCAAATGCTGGAGCAACCCGAGAAACGGCAATATATAAAGAGGTCTGAAAAATGGATGAAGGACGCCTTGCCGCCATCGTAAGCGCGGAGATCGACGACGCTATTGGGATGCTGGACAGTGAAACAACTGGTCAGCGTGCTGAAGCGTTGAATTACTACTTGCGAAACCCGTATGGCAACGAGATCGACGGGCGCAGCCAGATTGTCACTGGCGAGGTTGCCGAATCTGTAGACGGTGCATTGCCGCAGCTTATCCGGGTTTTCACTGCAAGCGACGATATCGTTCGGTTTGAACCTGTCGGGCCTGGTGACGAAGAAACCGCTAAACAAGCTACCGATTACTGTAACTGGGTGTTTTACAAAGACAACCCAGGCTTTGCGATTCTGCATCAATGGTTCTGGGACGCACTCACGGCTAAAACAGGTACGGTTAAAGCCTACTGGGACGAGCGCATCGACGTTACCGAGGAAGAGTATCGGAACCTTACCGATGCTGAACTAGCTCTGTTGCTGTCAGATGGTACGCGAGAGATTGTCGGGCAGAGTATCGAGCAGGAAGAAATGCTCGGGCCTGATGGCAACGTCATGATGGGTCTTGACGGTCAGCCGATGATGTCAACAACGTCAACCGTTACCGTTAGGAAGAAAGATAAGTCTGGTCGTGTTGCGATTGAGTGCGTACCGCCAGAAGAGTTTATTGTTAGTAAGAAGGCTGTATTTGGTCAGGAGAAGATGCCTTTCTGTGCTCACCGTAGGCTTGTGCCGCGCACCGAACTCGTCCAGATGGGCTTCGACAAAGACGAGGTTTATAGCCTGCCTCAGTTTAATTCTCTGGACTTTACAGAAGAGCGTATCGCTCGGTACTCGCCGGGTGAAGAACCGTTTGAGCAGGAGAGTCTTGACGAGTCCATGCAGGAAGTCGAAGTATACGAGTGCTATATCTACGTAGACTCAGACGATGACGGCCTTGCAGAACTTCGTCAGATTTACTACAGCAACCAGCAGATTCTCACTCGGGCTGATGGTACAAAAGCCAACATTCCGGTGGATTATGTGCCCTTCCATGTAATCTGCCCGTTCCCGATTCCGCATAAATTCTTTGGTCAGTCTATGGCTGACCGGACGATGGATCTGCAACTGATTAAGTCCACTCTTGTCAGGCAGGCTCTTGATAACCTGTATCTGTCGAACAATGCGCGGGTGGGTGCAATTGAGGGTCAGGTCAATCTGGATGACCTCCTAAACGTCACGCCTGGTGGTGTTGTTCGCATGAAGTCACCCGGCGCGATAACGCCGATGGTTGTGCCGAATATCGCTGACAGTGCATTCCCGATGCTGGGGTACTTTGATAACGTCCAGCAGAAGCGTACAGGCGTTTCAGACGCACAGCAGGGGTTAGACCCTAACGTCCTGCAAAACGTCACTGCTGCGGCTGTAGCGGCTACTATGGGCGCTGCACAGGGCAAGCTAGAGCTGATCGCTCGATTGTTCGCTGAGACGGGTGTAAAAAGCCTGTTCAAGGGCATTCTGCATTTACTCTGCAAGTATCAAGACCAACCGCGTTTGATTCGTATGCGCGGCAAGTTTGTGCCGATAGATCCGCGAGAGTGGGCTAATCAGTACGATGTAACCATCTCTGTCGGTCTTGGAACGGGTACGAAGCAAGAGCAAATGGCGATGCTTCAGATGGTTCTGGCGAAACAGGA